GGTTATAATCAGACAGTGCCTTTATACTTTGGAAGGCTGATTTCTTCATTACAAAAAGCCCTTCGCCCCCTTCCACATTTGCGACCGTTTGGCCTCCGAGCGCAACGTCAACTCCGCCGCCCGCGTGGCTTGGTCCTGCTACCTCAATGCCTCCACCGTCTGCGAATTTCGGAGCGCTAGACCCCTTAATTTTCGCCACGTTCGCAAGGCCTCCCGCCGTTGCAGCGGCTGCAGCTATCGTAGCCCTTATTATGGAAGTTGGGTCGCCTGGTATTAATTGGCTTGTAAAAGCCTTTTGAGCCCCCACATAAGTATCTATTAAAGTCAGGAAGGCCGCCGCCAACTTACCTGCTGCGCTTTGCTCTCCGAATATTGTTTTGGCAGTGTTCAACACGTTTTTCACCGCGTCTATTTCTGCTTCTGCTCGCGCTTCAGCTGATTTCTTTATAGCCTCGTCCTTTACTTTGGCTGCTTGTATTTCGGCTTGTCTGGCAGCTACTCCAGCCGTTGCGGTTTCATCTGCCAGCGCCCTAAGTTGCGCTTGGAGATCGGCCTCTATGGCTATTCGGGTTTCAGCGTCAATAGTAGCGTTGTTCTTATTCGCTTCAAGTTGCCCCAATAGCGCCGCCTTTCGGGTCTCCAAGGCCAACGCCTCCACCTGGTCCAGTTGCGTCTGATAAGTTTCTAAATCTATGAGGCCGTCCGCGAATTGAGTTTTTACCGAGTTGATAGATTCCCGGATCGCGTTGTCCGTGTCGGCTGCTCTTTGGGCGATTGCCTCTTGGTATTGCGCGTTGAGTTCTTCCTGTTTTTTCTTAGCGTCCGCGAGTTCTTCAGCGTCGTCCGTCTTTCTTTTCTCTTTTGCGGCTGCATTTTCGGCGGTTGCTTTGTCCGCTTGCTCTTTTCGAATACCGTTCAATTTATTGTTTAGCTCGATTTGCTTTGTGGTGCTTTCTTCGCGAAGACCCGACAGCCTTATTTCAGAATCAAAAGCCTTATTTAAATCCTCGTCCGTACTGGATGAAAGATCATTTTGCGCTTTGATAATTCGAAGCCTATCTTCTTCTAAAGAAATTGATTTGCTCAACAGTCCCTGCTCCAAGCCCAGTGCCTTTTTGGTAGCTTCCTCACGTTCTTTTGCAGTTTTGCTGGTATCTTCTGCGATAAATTTAAGCGCCTCAATAGTAGCCCTGCTTTTAGCCCTTTCGACCTCTAAAGCCTTTTCAGCGCTTACCAATCCCTGCATTTCACTTTCGAGTTTGGCAGCGTCCCCGGCAGCCTTTGCCGCGCTTGCCCCCAGCTCGATTATGTTGATTCCGTCTATGTTTTTGGCGGCGGCCGTTACGGCTTCAACCCCTTGTTTCACTTGGTCAAAGTCGAGGGTCAAAATGCCTCCAATAATATCTCCCAAACCTTTGAAGGCTGGGACCACGTTGTCAAAAATCTGTTTTCCAAGTCTGCTAAATTCGTCTGTTACCACCGCGACAAATGTCCCAACGGCTGCGGTCGCTTTGCTGACTAAATCCATGCCTTCCTGCGTTCGGGTCAAGTAGGAAAGAAGCGAGCCCAGGATGATGATAAACGCTCCGATCCCGGTAGCGATTAAGGCCTTCCCGAATGATTGCGTTGCAATTGTCCCGGCTTGCGTTGCGGCCGTTGCAGCGGCTTGCGCTCCTGCCAATGCTTGTTGCGCCTTTGCAAATAGTCCTGAGCCGTCCACCGCCTCCAAAATTGATCCGGTGTAATTACCCACGTTTCGGGAAGTCACTCCGATTTCAGCTTCCAAGGCTTTGAGCGCCTCGGTTTGTGCCAAAAGTTCTTTTTGCAATAACCCACCTACCTGAGCGTTTTCTCGCTCTTCGGCCGATAGCTCGACGTATTCTTCTTTGAGCCTGCTTACACTTGCCCGGAGTTCCCGGATGGATCCTTTTGCGCTCTTTTGCATTTTGGCATTTGCAGATAGCACGCGCTCATTCTCCCTTACCGTTGTGGTGAGGTCCCTGATTGCCGTCTCGTTTCTAACAAATTCAACGGTGTTCTTTTTGCCTTCGTCTGCCAGCGCTTTGTTGGAAGCCTTCAGTTTGTCAAGCTCGGTTCGCGCGGAGACAATTGCCGCTTCGCTTTTTGCGATTTGGTTTTCATCAATCCCGACTCTTAATAAAATACTTTCTTCAGCCATTATATTATGGTTTCTTTAGTTCTTTAATTTGGCTCTCCAGCTTTGCGATTTTCGGCAAATAAACGCCGCACCCGCATCTATCATAAGAGGCCTTAACGGCTTTTAGCTCTGCTTGTAATTTCTCCAGTTCTGTCATACGCCTAGTTTTACAAGTGTCACGAAGCAGCTTTCCCGCTTGTTTATTTTGAACTGCCTTATTTGCTCAATGTAGAAATAATCACCAAAGTAATCCACAAAGACGGGAACTGTGAAATCAAGATTGGTGACGTCCTGAAGGTCAAGAAGAAATAAGGCTTTTACCACTTTGGTATTGTCCAAAACGGCAGACAGTAAAGCGTAATTATCTCGGAGCGCTCTTTCAAAACTGAGTGCCGAAGCGTTCACTTCGTAGTTGATTGTGTTGGCGTCAATGATTATATCAATCGAGGGTTCGGCCTCTGATAGGATCGCAATACGCGGTCCGAAATCTGCCATCTTTAAATCTTCATTCAAGTTATAAGCGAAGCCGTCAAAAGTGTATTTGTCCCCAGTGAATACTTTACCCATTGTCCGGCTATTTCGGAACGCGGGCAAAACTGGCACGATTGAAAATTTGCTCTCAAATACTGCTTTTTCAGCTTCGAGATTTTGATTCACTACGCTAATTAACCCTTGACCTGCCAGCGGGTCCAGATATAAATCTTTGTCATCTCCTGCAAATTTGAAGAAGTTTTTTTGAGCGAAGGCTCCAAGCTGATAACTTATTTCCGGCTCTTCGGTCAAATCCAATTTACCAGACCAATCCAACGCCTGAGCCTTTTTGGTAATCAGGCTATCCAGTCGCGATGTGTGGATCTTCTTTGAGGTCTCATCTACTTGGATCAATATTCCCTCCAGATTAACCATTGTCAAAAGCAAATCCCCAACGGTCGGGCTAGCTGGCAACACGTTTGCCGCCCGAACGGTGATCGGAATATTCGGACCACCTAAACGGGTTCCGTTGTTTGGCACTTGGTTTACGATGAATTCCAGATTCTCGAATCGGAGGTATTTCAAACCATATCCCGGGCGGTTGCTTCTGACCTGCCATCCGAAACGCAAAGTGGTTAAGTCAGCCGTAGAGGCTAAAAGGGCAGCGAAGGCGGTAACGTCCGCCCGGGTTGAAGGGTAGGTGAAATTTAAATCGCGTTCAAGCGTCCCGCTTGCCGGCGCTTTGTACACATTGAAGGGACCAAAGAAGCGGTCTTCAAAAGATACCGGAAGCGGAGATAGAGTTAATAGCTCAGTGCCGGAGGCGTTGTAGATAATCAGGTCGACCCATACTTCCGCGTTGGTATATCTTCGCGGTAAATTTGTTATAACCTTTCCCGTTAAGCTAATTTCAAAACGTACCTCGTCACCATCCGCAACGTTTGGCGTGTAGACAAATTGACCCGCGCCCAAATTGGTAGCGTATAAGTTGGACTTGTCTGTTACCGCATCCGGAAAATTTATTTTTTCCTCCGTGTCACCTGTCAGTTTATTGTAGTCAATCGTGAAGCGGTATTGGGCTAGGCTGTCAGCTAAGTCCGCAACGGCTCCCCGGCATAATACTGCAAGGCTTTTAAAAGACAGGGCGTTTAGTAAATCGCCCTGGAGCGTATAGCCCAAAGCCTCCACAGCTTTTAAGATAATAGTTTTACCCCAAAAACTAGGCTGGAAGAAACGGAATGATTGAGAGGTTAGAGCCGGATCGGCATACTCAAAAAATCCGTAATCAATATTAGGGTAAACGAAGCCTTCGACGGATTCACGAAGTGGCGTAACGGTGGGACCGTTGTACAAATGGTCAAATTCTGACAAGTCAACGTCGACCAATTTCACGGAGGCTATGGACTTGAAGAAATCTGAGTTCCCAGCGTTTACAAATAGCCTGTAATTCTCTTTAGTCTCCAGAATAACGGCCGTACCGTCAACAGTCAAAATCCCATCAATGAAAATCTTGCAGGTGTTTTTCTGATAGGGTACTGAAGTCAGGCTCGTGATTATATCGCAGTTGTCAAATAGTGCTTTGTTGATATTGGTTTTTGCCAATTCGAACGTATTGGAGAAACTTCCCTTTCTAACTCCGAGCGATTCAAAAGAAAACGCCTGAAGCGTCAAGGCTATTTCAGCGTCTTGAGTATCTACAAGCGTGTCATTTATGTAAAACTCCGTCATTATTGGGTTTGAATTTCTACTTGCTGAGAGACTTTAAAGCGGAACGCGAAGCGGGTTTCCGCTTGATTGAATCGGTTCCCATAGGTCGAATAGCTTTGGCGATCCAACACAATCGGAATGTCAAAGGCTGCTGTGGAGGTGTTATATAGAAATGCCTGAATGCTTGACCGCAAACTGGCCAACAAGTCAATTTGGTTTTTGCTCAACACGCCTCCGCGGACTTCGTAAATGTCGTATACGCTGTCGAAGGCTACGCGCTTCAATACCCGATTAGCATCGACGACGGTGTTATCTCCCCCGAACTCCCTCCCTTGATTGTATTTACATTCGACCGCAAAGGATGAAAAGCCTCCGCGCTGGTTTAGCCAAGCGAAATTTAGGGTATCGGCTGGGCAAACGTCTACTAATTCGCTCACAGGTGTTACGCATACGTCCAGCGTAAAAAGCAAACCTGCTAAACTGAAGTCAAAACTGTAGCAGCCAGTTACGCTGTTTAGTTGACCACCAGTCAGGTAATCCAGCGGATTGTAATCTGCGCTCAGATAATCCCCTACGCCTGCCGTACATGGGTTGATTATTATCTGGATATTGTCCCCGCTTGCAGTCGCCTGAATCCAAGAAGGCAAAGCAGGGTCGACGGTAAAGCCTGAAGTTGGCGAAGTGCCTACCCACGTGATTTCTTTCGGTTGGCAGCTTAACAATTGTAGTTCAATAAGCGCCCCGCTGGTTGTGTCGGGCGCTTCTTCCGGATTGGCTATGAAGTTGTTTATGATTCCTTTCTCAAGTGCCAGGCTGTATATAGTCGGCACGTTGCCAAAGAACAAAATAGGTCTTTCCCCTATGGCCTCTTCGCCTGCTTGCTGTTGTGCTGTCAGGTCTGCTAAACCGTAGTATGCTGTTATTGCCTCGGTGTCGTCTGGGATAGCTGTTACCGTTTTTAGCCTGACTGCATATCGTAAAGAGATAGGCACGTTCGGACCTTCCAACGGTTCGGTAATCGTAAACCGGGAGCGCAAATATCCCGAAACGTCGAAACGGTAAATCCCCGAAGGGTTCGGGCTTACCCGGATCTCGTCGCTTATTGACCAAGGTTTAACGGTTGCTTCCGGTCCGGTTGAATAGCCAGTTATTAGTTGGAAGTCTGCCAGTCCCTCGGGTGCAAATAGGTTCGACCCTGTGATTGCCGAATTACCGATAAACGTTGTGTCAAGTGTAACCTGCAGCGTGACCCCTGCCACGGTTTCGACCAATTCGGTAATGGTGTAAGTGCCTGCATACGTCCCGTTAATAATCCGGATCTTTTCCCCTACTTCCAAAATGTCGGAGTAGCTTGCCGAAACGTCAATAGCTGCTATGCCTGTCAGGTCTACAAAGGAAGCGTCGGCCTCCGTATAGGCAAACTCAAATATCATCGGACTGAAAACGTCCGCACCATTTGCCGGAGCGGTTAATTGCGTAATTGCGCTCATTGCTTAATAAATTCGTTTATAACGTACTCCCGCAAAGTGGAGGTTAGGCGGTCCGTTAATCCTTCTTTGATTGATTGCTCGTTTATGCTTTTTGATATTACGCCCGATTTCCCGCCTTGCCTGTAAAGCAAACTGCCCTCCTCCCCGATCTTCCGGGCTATCAGGAAGGCCAGCGAACGCGGAGAAATGTCGGAGGCTATTGGTTTGGCTTTTACCCATTCCTCGATAACGGAAATTGGCGGACGCTTTCCCGGTTTTCTTCCGGTCTCCAAAACGGTAAAATATTTCTGGGATGAGAAAATAGTCAGGCCGTCTCTATCAATTCGATAGCCTAGGCTGTTGGACATTGTGCCTGATACGTTCGGGATTCTGCTCCTGATGCCTGCAATAGTTTCCTCTGCAAAATCTTTCAGGATTGCGCTGGTTAATCCGGTTAGCATGGCGAAACCAATTGGATCGTAAGAGATACGGCAAACCCCGAAAGGGTTGCTTGGAACATTTGATATTGTGGCTCCTTGAGAATATTGGATAACTTCAGATCATTTCGATCTAGCAAAGTATTTAGAAAAGTGTCGCTGAGAATATCCATTTCGGCTATTGTCGCTTCGCGTTGTGCTGGGCTGGTATCTGGGCGGTCTTGCTGCCAAAAGCCAATTACCAAACTGGCTGAATCGAACGTGTCATCTGGTGTACTTCTAGCATCCGTAACGGTAAACGGCAGTAAGGTAATTAACGGATAACCTCCGCTGTACCCCTGCGAAAAATCAATCAACCTGCCATGAATAAATCTATTTCCGGCAGGTACTGCGGCACGGCATGCGTTTACAATATTCTGATAGTTTGCCATAGGCTAGCAATATAGGAATAATGCTTTTATTTTTTCGGGGTCTTTCGCTTTTCTATTTCGCGGAGGTTCTCCTGGTAGTGGCTCTTTGCCTGTTGGTAAGTTAGCTCTAAATAAACTTCCTCCGCGCTCCATTGGAAAACATCGTAAGGCTTGCAGCTGTATTTTGAAGCTATGCTCTCTGCCATCCCATAGGGTCCGAACGTGTGGAGGGCTTCGATACCGGCTTCGACTTGTTCGTCTGTCGGAGCCTCACCCGCTAAATCTTTGAAGCGGTTGAATAGTTTGTTCAGGTCTTGAAAGAGGATTGCCCCCAAGGCTAGACAGTTAATCGCCTTTCCGGTTAAATGCTCTTCACCAAAATAGATCCGCACCAATTCGGGAAACAGCCTGTAAGGTTCTTTGAATTTGTCAATTCGCATCTTTGCCAATTCTGCTTTCTCAAAGGTGGAGGCTGCCACGTCGACCTCCGGTAATTGGATTGTAAGCGGAACGGCTGCCATCGCTTCGGCTGGGTCATCCAAGAAACTTACCAACTCGTAAAGTGCCAGCACGTCTTCACTATCCAAGGCTCTGAGCTTCGCCGGTGGGATGTCAGATAATGCCGCCAGTATGCTCCGGGGTGTGGTCTCTTTGATCTTCAGCAGATCGGAAACTTCCAGATCATTATAGCATGTCTTTATAAAATTGCCCTCTAGTGAGCCTGTTAATTTTACCATGGGATTTTGACTTGTAGTCAGGTTTGTAGGATATGAGGACCATTATAGCAAAGTAGCGGACTGCATCAATCGCGTGGTTGTTTGCATCCGTTGGAGCGTTGGTAGCCTTTCCGGTCTTCTTGTCTTTCTCCCAAGCGTAGGTGCGTAATTCCTTGATGAGGTTAAGCGATGAGGCCGTAACCAATAGCTCCAAGCCTTGCAGTAAGTCAATACCAAAGTTGACCGAATCAGGTCCTTTGTCCGCTCCCGATATTCGGAATCCGTAGCCGCTTATTTCCTTGATTGACTTAGGTTCAGCTTTGTCCGCCCAGATTGGCAGGCTGGGATTAACCCCCACTTTTTTATACTCCTTGACCAATTCAGCATTAAGCAGGCCACGCTGGTAAATCAGTTCATGCAAGATAATCTTTTCACCCCATTGGTAAACTGCCACGGTCGCGGCAGGATCCGCGGTAAATCCGAAGTCTTGCCCATATCCGAGAAGTTTGGCGGTTGGTGGAATGTTTGCTATCTGCTGCCAATTTTGGAAAATTACGCCGTCCAAGCTGCCTAATTGCCCTAAGCCGTAAACTTTCCACCAATTAGCCCAATAGGAAGATTTTACATTGGCTTCCTGAAACATCGCTTCATCAATTAACCAAGGGTCAAAAAAGGCTTTGTCCCTGTTTTTCTCGATTTCCCTAACGATTGAAGGGGCTAAGGCTTCATTGTCCCGGTAAGTTAAAGTTAAAAATTGTACATCCGGATCGTTTGCCAGTTCGGTATTTACCCAAAATTCATTTGAAGGGTTGTAATCCAACCAGATTTCCTGATCGGTTCTAATCGCTAACTGGTAATACGTTTCAAAAACGATATTATCCGTTTCGTTTATGTACAAAACATTACGGCGAGGACCTCTTACCCTGCCTTCGGAATCAGCACTGAAAAACTCGATATAAGATCCGTTGGCGAACGTATAAACGCGATCCGATATATTCCATCGCGTGTCAGTCCATCGCCCTGTGGCTCGCATAATTGCTTTGAAATCTTTAATCGCTCCTTTCTTCAGGTGCGGAATACTTTCCGAGACCACGGAGACCGAAAGGACGGGAACCTTAATCGCCTTATCGATCAGGATCGGCAGGATGCCGAACGTCTTACCCGCTGAAGTGCCTCCTGGTATTACTTTCGTTCGCGCTGTTAGCTTCCTAAGTTTGGAGATTGCCGTTGTAACTCTGAAGCCTTGAACGGCGGAAACGCGCTTATTCGTCGCCGTTTGGCTCATCGGTAAAAAGCGGTTGTTCTTGGATCACCGTCTTTTCGGATTTCTCCACCAAGCCAAGATCCCTTGCAATAATTGCGTGATTAAAAAAGCCAGCCGCTGCGCCTTCGAATTTTTGGTTATAAATAATTTGCCTCACGCGGGTACAGACCTCAGAAAAATCGGAGAGCTTCTCATACTGGTGAAACGTCTCGACGCTCATGTCTATGTAGTTGCAAAGTCCGTGAATAGTCATAGGACGCATTTTGGGCAGGCTGTAAACCTTCACTTTTTCGGTGTGCTGGTCTGTCTTTACTTTTTGCAAAACGCCTTCAATAAGTGGGTTATTTTCCACGAACTCAAAGTAATTATTGCAGGCTGCCAAAAGGTCTTCGGGCGTTTCAAAAATCTTCGGCCTTCCGTGCGTAGAGCGTAGCCTCCAATATGAATTTCCCGGTAAGAAGTTAGTCTCAGACATATGCAATTTTAACCAAAAAGCAGGCAAATCCCAAGAAAATACAAATGGAAACAATGATTTTAAGGGATAGAGTCTTTGTTTCCATCGTAATCCTATGATAGTCAGTTACTTAATACCTATTTCGGCAGGATGGAAACAATGGAAACAATAATTCCCATATAGTATCCCCGAGGCGTAGGG